GGGACCGACGCCCTCAACTAGATAAGGCTGGACTCCAGAGGGATTACTCCAAGCAGCATTACTAAAATCCTCAGAGTAAGTCAGAAGATTATGCGGGTTCCATTTCAGCAAACCATCGCTGTCGGTCATCAAGGCAAGGCCGGGGGTGCCGAATGTAACGATTTCGGATGCGTCAGGCACCCGCCCGTTTTTACCGACATAAACGCCACGCCCAAAGTCCAGCACGCCAGAAGGGCGGATGCCGTTGGCGATGTAATCCTTTAAAAAGTCAACCAAACTACCAAACGGCGATTCAATGCCTCTCAGTGGCGAAACAAGATTACGCATGTGATACCACTACGTTCGCACGGCCAGCGCAATACGCATACAGGCGCGTGACAGACGCCACGCCGGGAAACATGTCAGCAAGCGTGCGTGATACCTCACCCTGCCCGCTATAGTAAGTCAGAGCGCCGGTGATTGATGTTGGTGCAGTCGCGCCTGCCGTTCCAAGAAGGTAAACCGGCTCGTTAGATCCAATTTGAAACGTGATGTTTGTCACGTCTGCGTCTGTGATTTGCGTCCACGTTGCTGCGGCCACTTCGATTGTCGTTTGCTGCGCCATTTAATCGCCCCTTCATAAACTTGATGACAGGCCACCGGAGCGGCCTGCTTTGAAATTTATGTGCGTGCCACAACAGCGCCCGCAAGCGTTGTTTCTGCCGCGCTCGGCTTGGACAAGACGCCAAGCAAAGTGATGACAGCATCGGTGCCGGTTGTGCCGGTAACAGTCACGCCGATATAGCGCGCATTGCCTGCATAACCCACTGCGCCAGCCACAACGTCATCAGCCGTGTCGTCTGTGACCGTGACCGTGCCGCCGTCAACTGTCTCGGTTGCCGTGACAGCAGATGCGCCAGCCGTGTCTGCGCTTTCCTGCAATGTGACTGTGAAGCCCGCCGCAGTACCAGCATCAGTGATGGTGCCATTGACCACAACGATCGACGCAGCATCAAAGCCGCGCGTGTCCAGATAGCCAGACAGGCCCGGTGTTGTGCCGGAAAGCGTGAGTGAACCCAAGTTCACATATTGGACGTTGGAAATATTATCGCGCATTTGATTGACCCCTTATGCGATTTGATGCTGGGCAGGTATCTCCCAGCGCGAAAAGCAGGGCCATGATTGGCCCCGCTAATTTATTTAGGCTGCGAACTTGATCAGCTTGAGTGCTTCGCCGTTGATCAGACCACCGCCGCAACGGCGCACACCGTACAGGCCCACGTAAGGCTTGTTGGTGAGGTTGTCGCGCAGGATGCGGATGCCCTGACGTTCAACGATCTGGTAAGCTGACCGCATATCACCAACCGCAATGGCAAGAGCGCCAGTGGTGGTTGATGACGCCATATCCTCAAACGCAGGCGCAACAGAATAGCCCAGCAAAGACGCGGGCTGACCGGCTTGGATGCCTGCCTGCCAGAGATATGCGCCATCGCTGTCTTTCAGCTTGCGTGTTGCGGCCATCGTGACCCGGTTCATAAACCATGTGGCGTTGGCACGGTATTCTGATTTCAGATCGTAAAGAGCCGAAATAAGAACATCACCGCCAGCAGGTGCGGCTGCAAAGTCGCCATTAACGCCGGTATCGAACTGCTTGACCTGCTCACGAATGGATGTGCCGTTAGCGTAGGTTGTGAAACCACGCGGCTTGCCCACGCCATCACCGGTCACAAAGGCTGTTGCCTCGGTGCGGCCCATGCGTGCGGACATTTTTTCGGTCATCCACGCTTCCATGTTGAACGCGCTGTCATCCAGAAGTTTCTGCGTGATCTGTGGGAAAGCATACAGTTCATGCACCGGAATACGCCAAACGCCAAGCTGTGGCGTTGCTGTGGCTGTGCGACCGCCTGTCTCTGATACCCAGCCATCGGTCATTTCGTCATCGTCATAGATGCCTTCAAGAGCATCGGTGCCGATCACCTGAATTGACGCATAAGCGCGGATTGGCGATGTGTCAAAAATCTTTTTGACCATCGCGCCAGACATATCTGGATGCACGGTGTAACCGCCATCAGGATCAGATCCGACTGACAGGGCTTTTTGCTCATCCTGCGAAAGCGCGTAGATGTCCTTGCGCACAAACCGGTCAAACGCCGACTTGTAAGAATCAAGGCCAGCGGCGTTGAACTCGTCACGATAGCCAAGCGACTGGACCCATTTTGCAGCTTTGGCGTCCAGATCAACAGTGTTGCCATTGGCGTCTGTCACGATCCGCGCCTGTCGCTTGGATGCAAGGACAGCTTCGTCTGCTACCGCCTGCGCCTTCTGCAAATCCGCTTCGATACGAGTAATCTTTTCATCCAGCAACGGATCAGCCGCGCCTTTTGCTTCAATCTCGGCCAAGCGTTTGTCATTTGTGGACTTGAACTCCTCAAATGCTTTGTTGACATTTTTGACAGCCTCAACGGCGTCCTTCATTACATCTTCCGACATGGATTCTATCCTTCAATGAATTAAGTTCACCAAGCAACTGGCTGAATGCCTTTGCCTGATCATGCTCACCATCAATAACAACAGCATCCCGCCGGTCATCTAGTGCCTTGAAGCCATGCAGCGTGAGCGCAATGGCCTGCTTTTTGGAGTATCCTGCATCCCGCAAGAACTGCTCAAAATCTCTTTCTGTCTGGATTGATTTCACGTCTGTAATCCGCGCATCCGGCAACATCGGGAATGTCACAACGCTGATTTCAAACAGATCAACCTCAAGCAGCTTGCGAACACGGCCATCGGCCTCATCCATTGCTGCAATCGTGCGGTATCCAATTGACATGCTGTCAATGGCCCCGGCCCGCATAAGCGCCTGCGCCTCTGATCCCTTTTGCACGTCTTTCAGCACGCGGCCCTTCACAAATAGACCGCGCTCATCTTCACGGATTTCGTCCCATACGCCGATAGGCTGGCTTTGATCGTGCTGCCAAAGCATTTTGACACGCCGCCCCGATCCTAGTGATTTGGTGAATGCGCCCTTTGCAACAACATCCATGCCCTGATCGACAATATCAAAGACCGAAGCGTAACCTTCAAAAACGCCATCCTGATCAGGTTCGCGCTTTAACTCAAATTGTGCCGATTTGTAACTGACTGTCATTTATGCGCGCCTATGCAGTTTGCAGACTTTGCAGGTTGATAACACAGTTTTGCAAAGTTGCAAAGAGAATGGATTGAACAAAAAAAAGGACCGCCCGAAGGCGATCCAGTTAGTGGGGAGGAACACAGAATGAACAGTGCAGGATCAACATGCCATGATGAGGCTCAGTCGTCAAGCACAACAAAGCCCGTTGCACATCGGCAGTTGATTACATTGCCCGCTGATCCGCTCGGATCGCCGGGAAACGGTATTCCTTCAGTTCCACCACTCAACATAGGCACCTGAAACATAGCGCCATCTACATTTGGGATAGTTTTACCATTCATTGCGGCGTGGTCATATTCTGCTGGTCCTTTTCCTGTCGTGCGTCTGGTCCGGTCATCCTCAACGCTGATCCACTCGCGCTCCAGCTTAAGCCCTGTTTCTGTCGCAGCAGCAACGGCACCGGCGTTAGCCGCGCCATGCGTTTCGGTGCGTGCGATCAGCGGCCCTCGCCATTTAGCAATACCCGGCGCAGCTTCCAGAATGTTCTTTGCAATCTCCACGCGCGTCAAGCCCTCATCATAGCCGCGATTAACTGCTGCTGTCACGTTGTTGCGCGTTGTCTCTGAAATGTTGGTGATGCGCCTGCGCACCGCCTCGTTAAGTATCCAATCCAGCGCCACCCGCTTGAAAAACGCAGTGAAGTCAAATTTGGTTTCAACGATCAGGCCCATTGCCTTACCTTGATCAAGAACACGCCCGCCGAATGCCCGCGCTGATACCTCGGCAAGCTGTTCCTCTATGCGCATCAATCGTTGCCTGTGGTCGCTGGATGGTGGCGGCACCTCGCCTGTTTCCTCATAGAACGCAACCAACCGGTTTGTTTCTGCCAGTATTTCGCGCGCAAACCTTGCCGCAAAAGTCCGCTCAATAACGGCAAGCAGCCGAATCTGGCGCGCGCGCTCACGTTGCGGATTTTGGTCAAGCAATCTACGCCGCGTCATAGCCAGCAATCAATCGCAGTGCCTTTTGATCAACATCGTCAGGCAGGCCAAGGCCAAGATCAATGGGCGCTGTCGCATCGGCAAGGCTGATCATGCCTGACGGCACAAGCAGCACATCACCGCCTGGAGTAGGGCCATACCCCATCGCTTCGCGCTTTTCGTTGATGGTCAGGCTGGTTGATGCCTCTGCCATTTGCCAAAGCATCTGCCGCTTTTCAACGATGGCCGGGATTTTATCCATGTTTGGTGCAAGCGTGACGCCTTGCGGTTCTGCAAGCCACATATTCCAATCCGCCGCGATCAGTTCCAGCAGCGGAATAACCGTGTCCTCCCAGAACGCCAGCCGCGCCTCGGCATAGTTTGAATATGTGTTGTCGCCGGGAATACCGAGCAGTTGGGGCGGCACGCCGAAGGCCAGCGCCACATCGCGCGCTGCGCTGAATTTGGCCTCAATGATACCCATATCTGTTGGTGACATGCCCATCTGTTTCCAATCCATGCCGCCCTCGAGTAGCATTGGTCGGCCTGCATTTGCGCTGCCGCTATATTGCTCGTCAATCTGAGCCTTGAGGCGGTTGAAACTTTCGTCTGATAGATCGTTGTCGGGCGATACGGTAAGCGCACCGGATGGCCGCGCGCTGTTCTGCATGAGCGCCTGCATCCATGCCATCGCCTCGTTGCTCTGGTCGATTGCGTATGCGCCAGCTTCAACCGGTGACATGCCATACCAGTCGTTGAGCGGATTGAACGCCTTCATGTGCCAGATGTCAGACGATCCATCATCGGCAACAGGAAACTGCACCTTCTTGCCATTGACGCTGTATGTGTAGGCTGTTGGAGCGCCATTAGTGCCGGGTGTGATGCTCATACGGTCTGGGCGTAGCTGATACAGTTCGCGCGTCTGCCCGCCGACCTGCACGCGCTCTGTGAACGCATTGCCTGCGATCAGGTAGAACGAAACCATTGCTCTCATAAACTCATCGCCGGATTGCAGCGGGTTTGGGCGGCGAAGTAATTGCAGAATGGGATGCTCGGTCAATTCTGTCTCACCGCGTGTCACCACCCAATCAACAGATGCGATAGCGTCGGCAATGCGGTTGATGGATTGATAGGCCACCACGTTTTGCCCGTATGCCTCTTGCGCGAATGACTTGTAATCGCGCGGTGACCAGACAGCAGCCCCGGGTGACATGACCAACAGATGCGCGGCTGCGCTTTCCTTGGTGGCAATAGGATCGGCTTGCGCGCGCCTGAAAATGTTGGGAAACTTCATAAAGCCCTCACTTGCGGCATGCCGCGCTGCTTGATCAATGGTGCGATGGCATAGCGCCCGCTGTCGATGAAATGGTTGTTTGCGTCCATGATGGTTGTTAGCACATCACCAGACAGTCGGTCCACCTTGTAAGAATACAGCCTAAATTCGCGCGCAGTCTCGGGACAATCTGGATGAATGACGATCTTGTCATAGGATTTCATATGCGCAATGCCGTCCTCAACGGACCCCGGCCATTTCTTCACGCCGGTGATGCGCGGCAATCCGTACCGCTTGAGGTAGCTAATGCTTTCGGGTCGCGCGCTGTCTGCGCGAATGGCACTCATTGAAATGTTGGGGATGCGCTGGGCAAAGTATTGCGCCGTGTCGTCAAGTTCCAGCTTTACGCGGCCAGCCTCATGCCGACAGTACAGGCGGTTATCATGCACCCACCATTCCGTTGCAACGGTTGGGTCTTGTGAAAAGCCGAAGTCCATGCCGAAGTATGGCCCGTTCCAATCTTTCCCCGGCTCAAATTCTGCAATGTCATATTTGCCGCTGAATATCTGGGCATCTGTGATGGTGAGGAATTTCCCTTCCCAAACGTGATCGTAAGTTTCCGGGCGCAATCGCTGATCGTCAAGCCGCTCGAGGTTAAGCACATCTGGGAACCACGGATTGTCGCGCCAGTTGATTTCTGTCGTGACGCAATCGGTTGGTGGGTTTTCAATGAAACGCTTGTGCGTGGCGCTGTGTTCGCTTTCCGGGTTGTAGCTGATCCAGTTTTCGGAACCTTCTTCGCGGATGGTTGGAATGAGTTTGCGCCATGCTGCCTCACTGACGTTCTCGGCCTCGTCTGTCCAGTTGCCCAAGATGCGCGCCTTGGATTTGATGCTGTCGAGATTGACGCGCAGGCCAGCGAAGACAAATTCAACCCGGCGGTTTTTCGTGCGGATATACCTTTCGCCAATGTCGAAATAGTTTGCCAGCCAATCAACAGACGTGATGGCTTGCCTGATTTCTTCAAACGAACTTTCGGACAGGCTGTTGAGGTGCTCACGCGAACAAAGCCAGACGCCTTCGCGCCCTTGCTGTGCTAATTCAAACACCTTGATTGCAGACATGAGCGCAAGCGAGCGCGTCTTGGCGCTACCACGCCCGCCTTTAAACACGCGGTGCCGTGCTGGCTGTGCAAAGTTCGCCACCATTTTTGGCGGCAGTTTAATTATTGCTTTTGTCATCTGGCACTGGTTCGCCCTGCACGATCACCTGCGTTGGTGTTGGCGTCATGGTGCCGTCGCTGCTGGTGTGGTCCTGCTCCACCTTGTCGGAGTAGCCGTGCTTGGTCAGCATCATCTTTGTGATGGGTGCCACAAAGTCGCCGGTCAAGCCGTTGTTGACCAATTCCCGCTCTTGCTTTTGGGCAATCGACTGTAAGATGTCGGAAAATTGCTTACTGTCGTCCTTGGCCCATTCGTGGCATGTGTCACGATGCACGCCAATTTCGCACGCCAATCCTGCCACGGTAGGCACCTTATCGCCCGCCGCGATCCATCCGTCATTGACGTAATCCCAAGCCGCTTTCACTAGCTTTGGCGTGTATGATGTTGGCCTACCTGCTG